GCACAGATTAGAAAAATTTCAGAAAAATATTATAAGGGTGAAGAAAAATGAGAACATACAAAGGATTCACGGAAGATCTGAAAGCAACCTACGGGAACGGAACCTTCCAATACGAGCCTGGAAAAACATACAGGGAAGAGAAAAGTAAAACCAGAAGTACAGGCTTCCATGCTGCAGAATATCTCCCAGACTGCATGATGTGGTACGGGCTGAACGATAAAAGCCGGTTCTTCTTGTGCGAATCAGGAGGAAGTATCGATGAAGAGGACGGCTGCTCCATGGTAGTATCCACGGAATTGACGCTAATCAAAGAACTGGATCTGCTGGATATCGCCGGCCACACCATGATGTACATGGTCGAGCACCCGCAAAGAAAATGGATCAGTACGGTGGGCGGAGTGATGATCACGAACGATGCTGCATATACAAAAACCGGTACACTGCTTGCAATAGCAAGAGGAGAAAAACCAATCGTATACGGGATTGAGGGAACGGCGGTCGGATGGGTCCTTGAGAGTGAAGGAAACATTATAGCGGCCAAGGTTGGCGTAGTAGGGCAGAGCGGAATCAAACCGGGAGTAAAATATACGATTACAGCCAACCGGGAACTCGTGGAGGTGTAAGATGAAACGGAAAGCAATTGAGAAGATAGAACCAGCAAAGACTAGGAAAAAAGGGCATATCGCGACAGTCCAGACATTAGACGATATTGCAATCATTAATGTATTCAACGACAAGGTTCTGGCAGTGAGATACTGCATCAACTGCAAAACAGGAGAACACGAATATTGGACCGAAAAGAATGGCTGGAAGAAAGGAAAACTCATAACAGCAATAGAAGGAAACTGGTACGAATGGGTATGGATGAAACATGCTTATAAGTATCCAAAGATTGATTCAGAGGAAGATAGAAAGAGACTCTTGGATATAGCACAGGATAAATATTGCACAAACGATGTATGGAGTTGGATAGATCACATGGAATACAGTTACGATTATGATATCAGACAGACCGCAGAGCATAACAGAAAAGTGAAGATAAATAATTTCATGAGCAAAGCTCCTACACTTCCCAAAGATGCAGATGAATGGTTCTTTGAAAAAACAGCTGGCGAGGATTATATGTTTAAAGAAAAAGGAACAGAGAACTTCAGCTGCACAAATTGTGGAGAATCATTTGACAGATCTGAGTTGACGCCGATACATTGGGGCAAAAAGAAAGCGACTCACAATGACATGGTGCGATGCCCGTCTTGCGGGAAGCTCGTTCAGGTAAAAACCAGAACAGATAGTATAACAGCCAAGCCGGAGAGTCTGTACAAACTTGATAAGATCGATGAGACAGCGAGTGTATTAAGAATCTTCCGTGTAGATATCGAATGGGATTCTGGAAGGCATCGGATAGAAATCGATGAGGAAATCCGTATTGTGATATATAAGCAGGACCTTTTTAAGAGCAATAGATACAATTACAAGATTTTTTACAATATCCCATGGGAAGGCTGGCACAAAAGCAATAACCTGAACTACCGGGCAAGAGACGGCTATATGTATCCCGGGGATTATAGTGAAGCGCTGAAAAACACAGCGTACGAGGATGCCATCAGGATCATAGAATTCCTGGCAGCAGCCGGTTGGAAATTAAACTACAACCGTCTGCTATCCGGAGTATATCAGGTAAAAGGTTACGCAGAAAAGATAGAATATCTGGCCAAAGGACGGTTCCGGAATCTTTTAAGAGAAACTGTTGCATGCACGGAATATCCGGGATGGAACATGGCATACTACGGACCATTAGACATAAGGGCAAAGAACATAAACAAAATGTTCTACATCAACGATCGGCAAAAAATCAACCGGATCCGTGACGAAAACGGTGGAAATGAAATGGTTCGCTGGATGCAATATTCAGACGAAACAGGAGAAAAGATACCGACAGAAACTCTGAGATGGCTGCTGAGATGCGGACTTGGGCCGGAGAATATTAGATATCATGCCGGAAAGTATCTGAGCACTACACAGCTGATGAATTACATCCGCCGGCAGCAGAAAGAACAGTATCCGGGATTCACGGAAGAAGCTGTCCTGGAGCAGTACAACGACTATCTGAGCATGTGTAAAGCATGCAACAAGAATATGCAGGACGAGCTTACATATCGACCGAGAGAGCTGAAAAGACGGCACGATGAAATTGTGATCGATAAACAACAGATGGATATTTTGAAAGAAATGATGGCAAGCCAGGAAGAAAGAGAACGATATGCTCAGGAAATGCGCGAGAAGTACCCAACGGCTGAGAAGACATTACACGAGATCAAAGAGCGCTATGAGTACGAAAACGAAGAATACAAGATCATCGTACCGGAATCACTGGTGGATATCGTAAAAGAAGGACGTGCCCTGCATCATTGCGCCGGCAGCAGTGAACGGTATTTTGACCGAATTGAAACAAGAGAAACCTATATCTGCTTCTTGAGAAGAAAAAAACAGGAAGGCGTGCCGTTCTACACGATTGAGGTAGAACCATCCGGAACGATCAGACAGCACAGGAGTTACATGGACGAAGAACCAGGTATCGAACAGATCAGAGATTTCCTGAAGGAATGGCAGAGGGTTCTAAAGAAACGATTGACAAAAGCAGATAAGAAGCTGGCTAAGATCAGCAAAGAAAAGCGGAATGCAAACATTGAAGACTTGAAAGCAAAGAATAATACAAGAGTCCTGCAGGGACTGGCAGAAGACTTCATGGACGCAGAAGAGATCGAAGAATTATTAGAAAAGGCGGTATAAGATGGACGAGCTTATAAATTACAACGGGTATGAAGAGTTTAAACAGGCAGTAAACAGAGTATTAAACAGAACGGTAGAGGACTTTGTCCTCACCGGCTACCTGCTGAAACAGGCGAGAGACACAGATATTCTGAAAGATTCTGGATATAACGATGTAAATGAATTTGCCTGGGGCGAATACAAACTGGATGCCTCACAGGTATCAAGGTATATAAGAGTCAACGATAAATTCTCAGAAGGTGGCTATTCTCCAAAGCTTCAGGAGCAGTACCAGGGGTTCGGCTATGCGAAACTTGCATTAATGTTGACACTTCCGGAAGAAGTAGTAGAAGAATTGACACCGGCATACAGTAAAACGGAAATACAGGCTGTAAAAGAGGAAATCGAAGAGGAAGAGAAAATCACAGATATCGAAGTAATCCTGGAAGGACAGAAGGAAGAACAGAAAGACCTCGGCAATCTGGAAAAAGCATTGCACCAAATATTCCATGATGAACCGGAATTATATAAAACTATGTACGAAACAGTACGGACAACCTGCGGAACAAAATATCTGCAGGAAGTACTTGCACCGGATGGAGATAAGATCTACAGCACACGCATTCAGGGAATTGGACGGATTATGCTCTATATGCACGAATCCAAAGATATTACATTGCACATGGTCCGGTCGGGAGACAAAGAATTCTATTCATGGGACGATGCATTGAGTTACTGTACGATGATCACAGACGGCGAAGATGCAGAAAAGACCTGGGAAGAGGTGTATGGAGAAGAATTCCCGAAAAAAGAAGAAATTGCACCGGTGCAACCGAAAAAGAGAAAAGAATCCAAAGTGGTAAAAGCGAAGAAACCAGAACGGAAACCTATAAAAACGGAACGATCGGAAACAAAACCGGCAGAACCACAAACAAAACAGCCGGATCCACCGGCAAAAAGTGAGGAATTACCGACAAAAGATGAAGAAAAACCAACTGAGACACCTGACACCACTACAGCACCTGCAGAAACAGAAGAAAAAGAACCGGAAAAGACAGAAGAAACTCCGGAAGTAAAATCTGAGTTCCAACAGGAAATTACTGATGAAACTCAGATTCCGGGGCAGACAGAATTGATCAAAGATTTCCCGGAATACTGCCCGCCGGATATGAATACTCCGGAACAACAGGATCAATCAGAAGTCAAGCCGGCATATGCTACAAGAAGAATATATATAGCATCTGTCGATGCCGATACGGCAGCAGAATACATGGGAAAAGCCATGGAAAAGGCAATCCGTAATATGCCGGGAGTAAGTTTCGGAGTCTTGACGAAGGAATCGTTCTGGAAAAAATTCTTCGAAACCGAGGTTGATCGGAATGGAGCTGAGATCGAATGTGTGAATTAATGTTCCCGAAACCAACCAGGAAGAAAAAAAGAAAACACCATCCAGCTCCGATCGTGGACACAGCGAAAGGTGAATGCTTTCTGTGCAGAATGGAAGGCATCCGCCGGCAGCAGTACACAGAAGAACATCATGTATTCTATGGAGGAGGTCTAAGACAGGTAAGTGAAGAGAACGGCTTCAAAGTCTACTTATGCAGAGAACACCACAAAGACGGACCAAGAGCCGTACATAACTGCAGAGAGACCAGAGAGCTGTTATGCCGGATCTTCCAGAGGAAGTACGAAGAAACCCACACAAGGGAAGAATTCGAAGCACTAATCGGAAGAAATTATCTGGAAAGGAGCTGATATTTTGAAATTACGATTCAATGTCTGGAAAGATTGGTATAAAAGATGCTTAGACGGAAGGGTATACAAGATCATGGTGCTTTTAGGACTGCGACACAGCCCTACATTTGAACTAAACCTAAGGATGGCACGCTATGAAAGGAATTTTATACAAGGAGTTGAAAAAGAGGAATGATAGTTACAGATATTCTATTCAAAGCAAAATGTAAAGATAAAGACATGTGGGTAGAAGGATTCTATTTCAACATGCCGAATAAAACCCGTCACTACGAAGAAAGTTGGAGAAAAGATATTATACCGGTTGGATCATACATTGCAAGTCCGTCACCAGATGGCCTTGAGATACATGAGGTGGATCCAATTACGGTATGTATCTGGACGGGTATAGAAGACTGGAAAGGCAAGAAAATATGGGAACACGACATTCTCATGTGCGATGGAAATCCAGGAGAACTGATGGAAGTTGTATTCGGAAAATTCAATCTTGTTACACGCCCGCTCTTTTGCCCCGTCATTGAAGAAGTTACAGGCTGGCACTGCGTCCGATATCCATTGGGAGCTATGGAAGAGGGACGTTGCAAATGCCCAAGAATATTAAGGGAAGGCGATACAAAGTTTTACAGGTTTGAAGTGATTAAGAACATATTTGATGATGAAAGGTGTGGCAAGAATGAGATTGATTGATGCAGACGAATTCAAAGTGCAGATTACCGGAATGACTGTGCTGGGTGATTATCCACCAAGCATGGTGAACGCTGTACACGAATTGATAGATCGCCAGCCTACAGTACGCGATACTGAAAAAGCCGCAGAAGAGCTGAAAGACCTGAAACTGGCATATTACTTAACAATAGCCAATACAGGAGATGAGAGACTAGATGCTATCTACAAAAACGTTGGAGACACATTAGATAGAGCGATTGAGATTATAAATCGGAATGGGGTTTGAAAAAATGATAAAAGGAAAAGCAAAGATGGAATTTGGAACAGGCGACATCAGAATGACGGGAGCATTAAGCGGTGGCATAGGAGCGTTATGCTATATCACGCAGAAGCCGCATGTAATAGGCGAAAGAGTTCTGGTTGAGGACAGCTGGAATGTGGATCAGGCAGAAGTTGTTATGACATTTACGAAAACAGAAAGCATAGATGTACTTATAGCGGAATTACAGGACGTAAAAGCGATGATGGACGGAAGTTACCCATTTGAGAAAACAAGAATCCGAGACGAAGAATTGAATTTTAATGCATTTATGCAGGCACAGGAGGATGATATAAATGGACTTCGTGAAAAGATTGGAACACTGGGTTATGAAATCCCGGAAGAAGAAATGCAGAAGTTGTTGCATATTCTGCGAATGGTGGGATATGTGTAAATGGGAAACAGAGGAGAGGAGAAAGAAAAAATGAAAAGACGAAAGATAACAGGATTAATAGCATGCATAGTGCTAATAGTGTGCCTGACAGGATGCGCAGAACTTGGTTCAGCACTAAATGACCTGCAGGGGGATTTGACAGGAAATACATACACAATCAACACCTACGATAATTACGGAAATAAGATAATGACGACACAGGGAGAAAAGATCAATATCGAAGGGAATAGAGTGGAAACAACATCGTATGATAGCGATGGATCTGTAATAACCGGATATGAGTTATCATCGGTGATCACGATTAACATTGATGGCAAAGAGATACAAAGTTGTGGAGATACATGCATATTTGAGCAAAATGGATTAAATGCCGAGGTGAATTTTACGCAAGAAGATATCCAAAGCCAGTCGAGCGGAGCGATAACAGACAATACAATCATAGCCGGAATCGTTAATAAATATAAAAACTCTTTTGGAAAATCAAGGGTAGTAGTAATCAAGTCACAATTAGGTCAGCCGATCACAGCATATTCAGGAGATAAGGTATATTGGAAGATTCCGCAAGATCTTCCGAAAATGACCAAGTTAATGATAGACGGCAAGGCGTTATATATTCACAGAGCCAACTTCCAGATAATAGACAAGGAATTATTGAAGTAAGAAAGAGGCGGGAAATGACAAGAAAAGATATTCTTAAAAAATACGGATTCAGCTGGATGAGCAATGTCAACCTGAAGGAAGAACTTTCAGAACAGGCGGCAGCAGAATTTGAAGATCTGATAAGGACTCTGGCTGAACATAACCGTGGACCGGAACCACCAGAAACAGGCTGGAAGAAACGGATGTACAACCAATTCATGAAAGGAGCAGGCAGATGACACGAAACATGATCATCGGGATATGGCTAACAGCATTCTTGCATCCTGTGATCTTTCCGTGCGTTATGCATATGGCAAAAGAGATAGAAAAATGGTGGGATAAGAAGAGAGTACTGTGGCACGTAGAGCAGCTCCGGAAGATAGAAGAAAAATATAAAGAATAGCACCAACTGGCATTGTATCACGAATAACCAGTCAACATAGATTTCCTCCGGCACCGGCCGGAGGGGAAAGGAGAACACCGTGAGAAAAAAGTTAGGAATCAGGAAGCGGGACCAAATGCAGGACGTGCATCTACAGAGCACACAGAACCGGCTTGGGAGGCTGTAACTATATTGGGGCAGAGGGACATAGCAGAGGATGCACAGTAGGAAATTGCACAGTATACGTAAAAGGACGCAAAAGAAAGAGAGCATTGTGGTAGGTGAATGAAATGAGACAACATATATGTGATGGATGCGGGATGCCGATAGGCGCAACGTATTACACAATAAGAATATACGCAGGATGTGATGGACTAGGCGGAACAGTAAAAGCGTACACGCATAACATGAGACAGGCAATACAAGATGTGTATGGACCAAAAGAATATTGCGAAACGTGCAAAGATAAAATTGAAAAATGTATAAAACAATGTGTGAATCACGGAAAGGAGAACTATGAACCATGAAGGTTATAAAGATCCGACAGCAGACAAAGCACTGCACAGATACAATCAGATGCCATACCACATGCGCAGAGCACTGACTGACCTGCAGGACATAGCGAGCCTGTTCGGATTTGACATTATAACGATCAAGGACAGACGGACGGGGAGGAAATATAGAGTTGAAGAGAAGACCGATCAATAAAGACAAATACGGAATCAGCAAGCACAGGTATCTGGAAGTCATACATCATTGTCTGCAATATCCGGAATGGCGGGAAGAACTTGAAAACATGACAGATACAGTGAAAGCAATACAATATGGCCAAGAAGGAAAGGGGAGTCCGAGCCAGGCGTCAGCAACAGAACGCCTGGCTATCAAACGTGCGGAGCTGTTGGAAAAATGTGAACGAATTGAGCAGACGGCGATAGAAGCAGATGCGGACATTTATCAGTGGCTATTAGAAGGGGTTACCACAGATTATGCGACATATATATATCTCCGGGACGCCAAAGGACTCCCGTGCGGCGATCAGAAATATTACAGAGCAAGGAGGAAATTTTACTGGCTGATGTCAAAAAAAATATAAAATCTATAAAACATCACCACTCACGGCACATAAAAGTGTGTTATAGTGGTAGCGTCCAAAATTTGAAAAGGACATACTCACCCTAAGGGCGGCAGCAGTTAAAGACTGAGGCTGCCCTTTTATCATAAAACCAGAATCGAAGGAGATGAAAAGATTGGCGAATCCAAGAAGTGCAAACGGGAATCTCCGAAGAAAGCACAGAGCCCGATTGAAAGCAATAGGCGGAGAGTGTGGAATATGCAGAGGAAGACTTGGACCAATACATTACGATGAACCGAGTGACAGCAATCATCCGCTGTCATTTGTAATAGATGAGATAAGACCGGTATCAAGGTGGAGAGAATTTGGTTATGCATCAAGGGAAGCGGCGGCGCAGGACTGGAACAACCTTCAAGCTGCTCATTACTGCTGCAACGCAATGAAAAGCAACAGAACGCCGCATGAGCTGGGAAAACCACAAGTACCGTCAAAAATGAACATATCAGACGGCAAGTGGTAGAGGGTGGGGAGGGTCCCCCGCCAACGAGGGGAGGCGACCCCGGCCGCCAGCGCCGATTTACACACAGGGAAATTTTAGAGGAGAAATAAAATGGCGAGAACAAAGAAAATGGCTACTGTGGCCAGTCGGGGAAACAGGCTTGAACAACTAGAAAATCTTGCGAAAGTTCTGGCCAAACAAATAGATCTTTGCGCAAGCGATGAGACTGGTGACGGAGTGAGAAGCATACCACAATTATCAAAACAATACAGGGAAACGATCAAAGAGATTGAAGAAATCAGAGGAGTGGATAAAGAAGATGACGAAATCGGAGAAATCCTCACAGCGCGTAAAGCTGATGGGAAGCCAGACGCCGTCCGTTAGAGTTGCACCGAATTGTACATATACAGACGGAGCAGATGCTGTAAAAGTACTTGCGGTGGGGAAGCTATTCGTGGATCCGTGGCAGAGCGAAGTCCTTAATGACTGGATGGGACGAACAGAGGAAGATATATGGTCGGCTCCGACGTGTGGGCTATCGGTTCCTAGACAGAATGGTAAGACGCTGGACACTTCCGGCCGGATTGCTTCAGGAATGATTATGTATTCAGAGTGGGTGATATATACAGCTCATCTGCAGAAAACGGCTACAGAGACATTCATGGAATTAAAAGGATTATTTGAAAGCAGAGGATTGAAAAAATATGTAAAGGAAATAAAATCAGCTCTCGGAAGAGAACAGATCATTTTGACGAATGGCGGGAGAGTCGTGTTTGTTGCACGTACAAGAAATGGTGGACGTGGATTACATGGAGATTGTCTAGTATTCGACGAGGCGCAAGAATTAACAACAGAACAGCAGGCATCTTTTCTTCCGGCGATTTCAGCATCGAAAAATCCGCAAACGATTTATCTTGGAACGCCACCGGATGAAAATTGTACAGGTACCGTATTTCGAAAAATACGAGACAAAGCAATAAAGGGCGACAGTAATTCTACTGCATGGACCGAATTTTCTGTTGATGAAATTGGTGACGTGGCTGATCGAAAAAGATGGGCACAATGCAATCCTGCGCTTGGACGGCGCATGACAGAAACGACGATTGCGGCAGAATGTGAGCAAATGGATTCAGACACGTTCGCCAGAGAAAGGCTTGGATGGTGGTCGCCAATTAATAATGACCAGGACTATGCGATTGATGAAATAAAATGGGACTTATGTGCATCAGAAACAGAGAAACCAGAAGGAAAGACGGCGTATGGTGTGAAATTTTCGACAGATGGTACAGTGGTTGCATTATGCGGAGCGGTGTGCCCAGAAGACGAGAAGGCTAGGATATCGTTGATAGAAATAAAAACAACAGACAGAGGAATCCAATGGCTGGCCGATTGGCTGAATCGAAGGTATAAAATGGCATCATGCGTAGTTATAGACGGGCGCAACGGTGTCGATTTTTTGATTGAAAAAATTACTTCAGTATGGAAATATAAAAAATCTATAGTAAGACCTTCTGGAAAAGATGTGATTGCGGCTGCAAGTCAGTTATCGCAGGAAGTCAATGAACAGACTGTAACGTGGTATAAATATCAGGAACTATTGCGCGAGTCGGCGGTTACATCTGTAAAAAGACCGATTTCGGGAGGCTGGGGATTTGGCGGCGAAAATTCAACTCCAATCGAAGCGGCCGCTCTTGCACTGTGGGGGTGCCGGACATCGAAACGAAATCCTAACAGAAAGATGAGGATAGGATAATGGAACTAAATTTTGGAAATGTGGAAGGATTGCCGCTGGAAGAACAAGAGTGGCTGAAAGAATTGAAATATATATACGACTATCATCGAAGTGCAAATCGAAAAAAACGTCGATATTACAACGGGAAAATCACGTTGAATGAGGTAAATTTGGGAATTGCACTACCTTCGGGTCTTGGAAGACTCGAAATCGGATGCGCCTGGGGTGCAAAAACGGTAGACGTGCTTGCCGGTAGATCAATGTTTGATGGCTTTGTTACGGAAAATGGGACAAAATCAGAAGATATGGATCAGATCATGAAAAGGAATCATTTGATATCAGAATATAACAAAGCAGTAAAAGAAGAACTGAAATATGGATGTGCTTTTGCTGCAGTATCAGGAGAAGAAGAGGATGCAAGAGTGCGCTTTTACTCGCCGCATTGCGCTGCGGCTTCGTGGAATGCACACGAAGGCCGAATTCGGTACGGATTTGCATTTGAAGATGCGCGAAGAGATGAATCAGACATCACATGGTCTCCGGAACATGTGAATTTTTATACCGATACCGATATTTGGGAGCTGGAACGTATCGGTGGAACATGGCATGCAAAACAAACGCCACATGATTTCGGGGAGCCTCTTATGGTGGCTTTGATCTGGGATGCAACAAATGATAAACCATTTGGACAGTCGAGATTAAAAGAGCCGGTCCGCAGACTGATTCAGGGATATGTAAGAACAGTAGCAAATGCAACGATTGGTTTGGAATTTGCTACATCACCACAAAAATATCTATTAGGTGTATCGGATGAACAATATGATATGCTGATTGATAATAAATTCAAACAGTATGCAGGAAGCATTCTTTACAGCACCAATAATCCAGAGACGGGTGAAAAGCCGAATTTCGGACAGCTTTCACAGGGAAATATTGAACCACATGTACAGATGCTTCGAATGTTGGCCACACAGTATTCAGCAGCAACGGGATTGGCGGCAACGGATGTCGGTGTGGTAAATGATGCAAATCCCACATCAAGTGAAGCGATTATAGCACAGTCACAGACGCTAATTCTTATGGCAGAACAATTAAACAGATCAAATGGTGATGCACTGTACCGGATTGGAAGAATGATGCTTGCAATTGAACTCGGAACGACCCCGGATGAACTTCCAGAAGATGTACATGAATTGATTGCACACTTCAAAAATCCGGCAATGCCAAGCGTGGCATCCACTACAGACGCAGCAATCAAGATAGCAACGGCGAGACAAGGGTTCGCGCAAACGGATATTTTTCTTGAAATGATTGGATTTGATCAGGCAGATATCAGACGAATCAGGGCACAGGAACAAAGAGCAAAAGGTGATGCTATCTTGACGGAGGAATTTGAGAATGAAGATAACGGAGAAGGCGTGGGTGGAATACATAACGAAGATGTCACAGATTAGCCAGAAAGCAGCGGATCTGATGCAGTCCTGGGTTCAGAAGAATGGATTGGAAAACGATAAAGCACTTCTAGACTATGCATATGCATTATCGCAGCATTACGGGCAGGCTATTGGTGCATTGGCGTGCCGGATGTACGAAGCGACAGCAGCGGCACAAGGAACAATGATTCCAACGGCGGAAGTGGCAGAACTTCCGGAATACGGAGAAGTAGCAAAAGCAGTAAAGGGGACACAAAAAAAGTCACCAAACAATATTCCAGGAACGATCGCAAGGCTGGTAAAACAGGTGGGTGCAGACACAACACTGAAAAATGCGGAGCGTGATGGTGCACAATTTGCCTGGGTGCCTCATGGAGACACCTGTGCATTCTGCATTACACTGGCATCCAGAGGGTGGCAGTATATGTCGAAGAGTGCTTTACGGAATGGTCATGCAGAACATATCCATGCACATTGCGACTGTGAGTATGCAGTACGGTTTGACGGGGAAAGCACGGTGGATGGTTATGATCCGGATAAGTATCTAGAAGAATACTATGATTCCAATGGGGATATCAATAAAATGAGGAGAAAACGATATGCGCAGAATAAAGATGCCATCAATGCGAGAAAACGGGAATTATATGCAAGTAAAAAAACGGAAAAACTTGAAAAAATGAGGCGATCTGATATACTGATATCAGGAGCAAGAATTACGGATTTGAATAGTGCAGAAGCTGATGAATTTGCGGAGATGTACTATGAAGAGATTAGGCATTTTTCAACTGATTCAAAGAAAATTGCAGATAATCTCGGCAAGGAAGAATCTGACATAAGAAAAATTAAGGCCTATTTATTTGAGGACGATTCTCTGATAGATCAGGATACGGGAGAAAGCAGACAATTTGATCCAGATTGTGCGATTGCACAGAGCTGGCAACGATTGATGACCGGAAAAGACATTAAGCCTCATGATAAAACCTTGATAGAGCATGAGCTATTGGAAATGAAAATTAAGCAAGAAAATCCGAGCATAGATCATGTGAAAGCACATGAACTGGCATCGGAAAAATACAATTATCCAAAGGAGGCACTGGAGTATTATGGTAATCTTAAAAAACATAAAGAAAATCAGCGATAGTATTTCAGCTGATTACTATCCAGAGGGAAAAGAACCGGCAGGTTTTATGAAAATACGGATTATAGATGGAGAAGTTGTAGAGCATGAAAATGCTAGCATGTTTGCAGCACCACATGTGAGGCGAGAACTGAAACGGATTGCGAAGATGGATAATCCACCAAAAGAAAAAACGGTAATATGGTATTAAAAGCCACTGATCGGAAACGGTTGGTGGTATTTTTTATACTCTTTTTTACGGCAACACGTGCCTTAAACGTGGGAAACTAAAAATACTCAAATCAGGAGGGAAACACAATGGAAGATGATAAAACATTCACTCAGGCGGAAGTAGATTCGATCGTAGAGGGGCGTCTTGCGAGAGAAAAACAGAAATATGCAGACTATGAAGACCTGAAGGAAAAGGCAAGCAAGTATGATGAGTATCAGGAGCAGAGCAAAACGGAACTTCAGAAAGAAAAAGAGAAGTCTGATGCACTGCAGGCAAAACTCAGCGCACTTGAAAAAAAAGACACTGTGAGACAGGTAAGAGAAAAAATAGCAAAAGACACCAGTGTGCCGGTAGAACTGCTGACAGGAGAAGATGAAGAAACCTGTAAGAAACAGGCAGAAGCGATTATGAAATTCGCAAAGCCGAAGAGTTATCCGGGAACAAAGGGAAACAGAAAAAAAACAACAGAGTACAACGCAAAAGATGATGCAATGAGAGAATTTGCACATCAGATTTTCGGTAAAGGAGAATAAAAGATATGGCAGCACTTATCAGTTCGGATTTTGAAATCCCTGCAGAGATTTCAACGGGTATTTTTGAAAAAGCACAGAAAGGATCTACTTTGGCACAGTTATCCGGAGCAAGACCACAGAAATTTGGAAAGCAGCAGGTGTGGGTATTGACATCAGCACCAAAAGCAGAACTTGTGGGCGAAGGAGGACAGAAGTCGCCGACACCGGCTACATACGCAACAAAGACGATCAACCCGTTTAAACTTCAGGTAACTATGAGATTTTCACAGGAAGTACAGTGGGCAGACGAAGATGTTCAGATTGGGGTTCTGGAAGATCTTGCATCGAATGCAGCTATTGCACTCGGAAGAGCACTTGATCTGGTTGGAATCCATAAAATCAACCCACTCACAGGAACAGTATCAAGCCTTGTAAAAGAAGGACTGATTGATACCACGCAGAAGGTTCAGCTTACAGGAACGAAATACGATGAAGCAATCGAAGCGGCAGCAGGAACGATTATTTCATCCGGTTACACGCCGAGCGGCATTGCAATGGATCCGACGCTTTCGTTCGGATTATCTACTATGAGAGATGCAGACGGAAGAAAAATTTATCCTGAAATTGGATTCGGACAGAATTTAACAAATTTCTCAGGAATGAATGCAGCAGTATCGGATACTGTTTCAGCAAAAAATGAAATTACTACGGATTCGAAACTTCTCGGAATCGTAGGACAGTTTGATGCATTCAGATGGGGTGTACAGAGATCTATCGGTGCTCATTTGATTGAATACGGTGATCCGGACGGACTTGGAGATCTGCAGAGACAGAACCAGATTGCAATCCGTGCAGAAATTGTATATGGTATTGGAATTATGGATCAGAAGGCATTTGTAAAAATCACTAAAGCTGAGGCGTAAAGAATGAAATACTTGTACAAGAAAACAGGAATTATTGTGGAGTCCGACATTGTGCTAGACTCCACAATGTTTCAACTTATTACAGAAAGTAAATCTCCAAAATTAACTGAAGAAAAAATGGGTTCGTCGATTAGAAAAACATCAAGAAAGAAACCGATATCAGCGAAAAAGTAGGTGAAATAATGGCATATGCTACATATGGTGATATATGTGAACGAAAAGATATAAACGGGATAGACAAGGAAAGGGTGGAGACACTTCTTGAAGACGCCGCCGTTATTATTGATGTATATAATAAAAGTGCATCGGATACAGCAAAGAGATTCGTATCTTGCAATATGGTAATTAGAGCAATTGGAAGCAGTGATGAGGGTGTTCCTATCGGAACTACACAGGCGACGTTATCAGCCTTAGGGTATTCGCAAAGCTGGACAAATTCTTATGGGAGCGGAGAATTGTATTTAAGTAAAATGGACAAGAAAGTTTTAGGCATTGGTGGTAAAGTGGGATGCACAAATCCTTACACCGCTTTTGCTGAAGTGGAGGGGGATAGATAGATGATCAGAGGAATATCAGTGATATTGTATGAAAGACATATAGTTGGAAAAGATGAATTCGATCATCCATTATATCAGGAAACTCCGGTAACAGTAGACAATGTACTTGTAGCTCCGGCATCAACTACAGAGATTCTTGATACACTTAACTTAACTGGGAAAAAGGCAGTGTATAACATTGCAATTCCAAAGGAAGATGATCATACCTGGAAGGATTGCCGAGTAGATTTCTTTGATATGTCCTGGCAGGTGATTGGGTTCCCGCAACAAGGCATTGAAGAGAATATCCCGTTAGAATGGAATCAAAAATGGCAGGTGGCGGCGTATGAGTAAAGTAAAAATTGTTCTAAATAGTGTCGGAATCAGGCAATTGATGCAGTCGCGGGAAATGCAAGCTATCCTTATGGAGAATGCAACGAAGATAGCCAAGGCTTCCGAGACAGAGGCATATGTGGCGCAGACCCGAGCTGTTGTAAAAGTCTGCGGAGATGATGGTAAAAATGGATTGCTGAAGGCGGTAGGAAAACATGGTGGAGAGCATCGTTAAAAATTATTTACAGTCCAGGTTGAATGTACCGGCCAGACTGGAAGAAGAGGATAATCTTGGAAAAGAATACATATTGATCGAAAAGACTGGATCTGGCAAAGAAAATCACGTGGAATCGGCGACCTTGGCAGTCCAGTCTTTTTCTACGTCCCTTTATAGGGCGGCAACACTCAACGAACGGGTGAAAGCAGCAATGGAAAAAATAATTGAATTAGATGATATCAGCAAGTGTGAACTGAATAGCGATTATAACTATACAGATACGAATCGGAAAAAATACCGATATCAGGCCGTGTTTGATATCGTTTATTTTTAGGAGGCAGAAGGATGGATGCAAAAAACGTAAGTACTGGAAAACCGAAAGTCGGTGGAGCAATCTGGCGCGCACCGGTAGGAACAACATTGCCGAAAGACACAGAGACGGCATTAGATGCAGCATTTAAAGAGTTAGGATATTGTAGTGAAGATGGTGTAACAAACTCAAATAGCCCCGAGTCGGATAATACAAAAGCCTGGGGCGGGGACACTGTGTTGAACATGCAGACCAGCAAAGAAGACAGTTTTAAATTTAAACTGATTGAAGTACTGAATGTGGAAGTGCTCAAGACTGTATATGGTGATAAAAACGTAACCGGAACATTAGAAGCAGGAATTACGGTAAAAGCAAACAGTGATGAGAATGAAGAATCAGCATGGGTGATTGATATGATCATGAAAAAGGCTGTAAAGCGTATTGTGATTCCGTCGGCAAGTGTATCGGAAGTTGCTGATATTGTGTATAAGGATGATGATGCAGTTGGATATGAGACTACCCTGAAAGCAACACCGGATACTGATGGACAGACGCATTACGAATATATCAAAGGAACAAAGAAAGAATAAGGGAGGCGATACTATATGATGCATACAGGAACAACAACTAGCGGCTTTACCTTTGAGATTGACGAGGAAATGTTAGACGACTATGAACTGTTCGAAGACATCTGCGCCATTGATAATGGTGACGTGTCAAAAATCACGACAGTAGCAGACGGATGTCTTGGAAAAGAACAGATGAAACGTTTGAAGGAGCATTGCAGAAATGAAAAAGGAAGAGTATCTACAAAGAGAATGATCGATGAAATAACACAAATCCTGACGAAATGTTCTCCGGGAAAAAACTCTTGATCCTCGCCCATATGATGAATCTCGATAAAAATGCGTTATTATGCGATCTTGCAGAAACGTATCATATCCATGATTATAGATCCATGCCATTACATATGGTGGGGATTTTTGCGTGCGGGTTGAGGGAAGATTCAAGGATCATGATGAAAATATCAGGAATAAAAATCGATACAACACAAGCACTGCTCGCTTCGATTGCAGATAATACAAGAATGCTTGCGTGGCTGCAGTCTAATGACGGTGTAAAAGGCACAAACAGACCAAATTCTCTATTACGCATATTGAGTGGTGCGGAGCAGCATAACGAAAGCAACATAGAGACGTTTGAAAACGGAAACGATTTCGATGAAGAGTGGGCTCGATTAACGGGAGGTGGAAGATAGTGGCTACAGAATTAGCAAAAGCATATGTACAGATCATTCCATCGGCACGGGGAATCAGTGGTGAAATCCAAAAGACACTTGATCCGGAAGCGACAAGCGCAGGGACTTCTTTTGGAAGTAAATTGGTTGGAACCATGAAAAAAGTGCTTGCCGTTGCAGCTATCGGCAAAGCGTTGAAAGCATCTATCATGGAAGGTGCAGATCTTGAGCAGAGCCTTGGAGGAATTGAAACATTGTTCAAAGATTCAGCGGATAAAGTAAAAGCGAATGCCGCAAAAGCTTACAAGACGGCCGGAATGAGTGCCAATGAGTACATGGAACTGACCACGAGCTTTTCAGCAAGCTTATTATCGTCATTGAGCAATGACACTTCGAAAGCTGCAGATGTAGCGGATATGGCTATGACAGATATGTCTGATAATGCAAATAAGATGGGAACCAATATGGAAGATATCAAGAATGCATATCAGGGATTCGCTAAACAGAACTACACGATGCTGGACAACCTGAAACTGGGGTATGGCGGAACAAAATCAGAGATGGAACGTCTTCTAGCAGATGCACAGAAAATATCCGGTACAAAATACGATATCAATAATCTTTCGGATGTATATAATGCAATTCATGTAATCCAGGGCCAACTGGATATAACCGGCACAACAGCGAAAGAAGCAGCAACTACAATATCGGGTTCTTTTAATTCCATGAAAGCGGCGGCGAAAAATGTTATAGGTGAGATTGCACTTGGAATGGACGTCGGACCGGCACTTAACGAATTGGCAAATACAATCATAACCTTTGCGATTGGAAATCTGCTTCCGGCAGTATGGAATGTTATATCTGCGCTTCCATCAGCAATTGTTACGTTTGTAGCAGCACTTGGCCCACAACTGTTTACTGCAGTGTCTGGATTAATTCCACAGATTGCAAACGGAATAACTGCAGGAGTGCCAACTCTTTACCAGAGTGCAATGCAACTTATGAATCAATTTAATGTTGGAATTCAGGAACAACTTCCGACCTTGCTGCAGAAGGGTGTGGATTTTATAAGCAACATTGCGAATGGAATTCTACAAAATTTACCTCAAGTAATAACGATGGCAGGGAATGTGATCACATATTTTACCAACACGATTATTTCTTTGCTTCCAACTATATTAAGTGCAGGTGCATCGCTGCTTTTGAAACTTGTGAATGGAATCATAAACAATTTGCCACAGATTACTCAGGCTGCAGTGACTGCAATTGCGCGTTTTGTGGCATCGATCGGGCAGAATCTTCCACGGATTCTTCAGACAGGTATTACCATCATTGCTAGGTTGGCAGCTGGTCTAATCCGTGCAATACCGTCGCTGGTTGGACAGATACCAGCGATTGTATCCGCAATAAAAAATGCATTCGCGAATACAAATTGGCTTTCCGTTGGACAAAATATCATCCGGGGAATCGCAAATGGATTAAAAAATGCGGCGCATATGTTGTGGGATGCAGTAAAAGGTGTATTAGGAAACTTTAAAGATAAAGTACTGGAATTCTTCGGTATACACTCTCCGGCACGGTGGGGTGTATATGTTGGCGAAATGATTGACAGAGGCTTTGCAAAAGGTATTGTTGGAAACCTCCCGATAGTAAGTGCGGCAAGTGATGCACTTGCTACGATGGCAACAGGAACGATCAGTAGCCTGAATTTGGATTATGCGGCAACTGGAGGCAATGCAAACGAAACCGGAACGGAGACTATAAACAGGCTGGATATTCTGATCGCATTATTACGAATGCTTATTAATAAGAATCCAGATGATAATTTTAGCAACCGTGAATTGGTAAGAGCATTAAAAGATATGGGGGTTGTATTCGCATGATAGAAATAAAATATGTCTGCTCAAATGGAAAAGAATACAATCTTGTGGGTGACCGGATGCGTGCAACATCCGGTTACTTCCATGAGTATGAATGGAAACCAATGACTACAGATCAGGAAATTGGAGCAGATGTATACGGGTTTGAAAAAGAACCAAAAACATATCAAATCACATTAACATTCCGTGGACCACTGGAAGTACGCAAAGCCAAGATGGATGAGTTGACAAACTGCTTTGAGTATGACGTTGTAAATCTTACTCCAGGGCGTATATGGTTTGGAAACTATTATATTGATTGCTATATTAAGGATATGTCAAGCAAAGTGTCATCTACCAGGAACTGCTGGACAGACATGGAACTCGGTATCTACTGTCCATATCCTATGTGGGCAGAGGAAGAATCTAAGAGCTTCTATACGGATAGCGCAGACAAGGGGAAAATTTATAACTTCTTAGATTACCCATATGATTATCAATATGACTATTCAAAACCATTATCCGGAACAGAGCATTGGTATGTAGATCATTACAGAAGTAGCAATTTTCAGATGACTATCTATGGCCCGTGTGCGAATCCAAGAATCATAATTGCCGGACAGGTCTATCAAGTGTATGACACGCTTGAAGCACATGAATACATTGTTATTGATTCACGTAAGAAAACAGTTATAAAAAGACTTGCTAATGGTACGGAACAGAACATTTTTTATAAGAAAGCAACCGGCAATTCTATATTCACGGAAATTCCGTCAGGAGACATCTTGATAAATTGGAGTGGAGAGTTTGGCTTCGACATTGTGGTGTACAAAGAAAGGAGCGTACCGGAATGGATCTCATCAAAACAGATCAATACGGAAGGCAGATCGGCTATGTCCAGGGTGCAAATATAGATTTCGAAGTCGGAGCTGATGAAGCCGACAGTATTAATGATTTTGAGATTGAGCTTAAGCGTTGGAATTGGGATGGGTCTATTAGATATGGAACTAGAGTATTTTCACCGAATACTGAGTATGGCGGAATTGTCCGAGAAATCAGCACCGATACAAGTACCAATGTAATCCGCGCAAAAGGAGATACCTGGCGTGGAATGATGACTAAAAAAATTATACAGCCATTAAGTGGCCAGGATTACGCAACAGCATCTGGGGAACTTAATTCAATTATAAAATCTAAGGTTGAAGCTGAGTTCCCTGGACTCTTTTATGGTGTTACTGCAGATACGGGTGTTGTAGTGAACAATTATCAATATGACCGATATTGTACCTTGCATACTGGACTGGTTAAGATGTTGAAATCAGTAGGATATCGACTGGATATCAGATACCAAGAAGGTGATGTTGGTATGGCCGGATATGTGAAAGTGAGCGCTGTTCCAATCAACGATCTGTCATCAGAATATGAACTGACCAATGATAATAACATGAATTTCACAACTGACGATAACCGGCGCGGAATCAACCATCTGATTTGCCTTGGAAAAGGGGATTTAAAGGACAGGTTGATTATACATCTATACACTGATCAGAACGGTACAATTTCGCAGACTCAGCAATATTTTAAGGGAGCAGAGGAAATTGTGGCTATATATGATAGCAGCGGATCAGAAAGAGATGACCTGATTAAGAATGGAATTAAGGAGTTGGAAAGCAAGAAGTCAAGTATGTCTTACAACATGACCATGACTAAGTTGGAAGGAAATATTGACTTAGGAGATATTGTTGGAGGAAAAGATTATCTGACCGGAATTAGCATGAAGAAACCGATTGGCCGAAAGATATGGACAATATCCTCCGGAAAAGAAAAAGTAGTGTATAAACTGGAAGGAGAGACATAATGGAAATAATTACAGGATATACAGGAAAGCCCCATGTAACATCAGAACAGGATAGAGATGTAAATATTGGAGTTGTGGGAGAAGGATCTTATGTACTGCGGACTGGAATGCGGTTGGCAGCAGAGGTATCTTCCAACAATGAAATAAAAATCAGAGACGGCGTGTTGATGCATCAAGGGTGCACAGCATCAATCAAGAAAAATACATATGACTCTCTTACTATCACCAATGGTAGTCAGGGAATGAAACGTGTTGATTTGATTGTTGCAAGATACGAAAAGAATCAAGACAATGGAATAGAAAGTCTTGACTTGAAAGTTATACAGGGAACACCGGCGGAATCAAACCCGGCAGCACCACAATATACAGAGGGGGATATTCAGGCCGGTGATTATGTGGCAGATATGCCAATGTACCAAGTTATTATTGAGGGACTTAATATTACAGAAGTAAAAAAGATGTTTAAAGTCATTGGATCAAATAAGGATTTGGCAGATAAACTTACTGAATTAAATAAAAATATTGCTTGTTCTCCGTCTGTCAAAAGACAGGAAACACTTGTATCTTTTCAGCGAAATCAGCGGTATAAGATAGAGCACACTGGTCAGATACAGTTCGCATGTGCTTTTTCCTCAACTCAGGGATACTGCCGAATCTATGTATATAACAGTTCTGGCGAAATCGTGTACCGTGAACAGCTTAATCCTGCACCCGTTCCATCGAACGAAGTGGCTACTGGACAGCTTGCCGTGTTTGAAGGATGGGAATTTTTGGCAGAATCTTACAACGCTCTGGTGGCGGGCGCGCCGAAGTATACGCTTACTTATTAAGTGGATAGATATACATATTCCAACCTATAATTAACTCGCATTGGCCCCTCTTTATTCCAGTATTTCTATCCAACCAATCATGAAGGAGGTATGCGTGTTAACTATAAGTTAGAATATTTCTATGGATAACATTTCTACTCAACTGTTACCACCCCGTATCCAAAATAGAATATTACATAATTTATTCTAATGCTACCAGCAGAAGCATCCTGATTAAACGTTGCATGCCATGCGCTGTTTAAGTAGGTACTGCCTTCTACATGCACTTTTTGAGCAAGACCATCGCCGTTAGTCATTAATACCACTGTGTTTGCATTAGAAGAGTTAGTTACGCCAAGTGCTTTATTTATCTCAGAATTAGTAAATACTTGTACAGATGTGCTAGCTTTTGCGTTTACAACCTTTGATCCGGCTATCATTTTAGTTATATTCTTATTGACTGATTTTACGGATGTTATATTTTTATTTAATTCAGCAACTTTATTGGACAAATCCTTATTTTACACAGAAAGGAGAGATATATATTATGAAAATTACTTTTAATGATGCGTCAGAAATGACCATCCAGTCAGCAACCATCCGAACAGATGGAAGTCTTCTGATCAAAACCATCTCTGCTACAGAGGACGAACTCCGGAATACATTCCAGGACGAATTCCGGACGAAAAAGATTACTGTAACGGAAAGAGAAACGACCGTAGCAGAGTACGAAGATTACACAAACCTGAATGCACTGGTGAAATATACCGGTGGGATTCTTGGCGTAGTGATGTATCGGGAAAAAGAATCACCAATGGATCGTATTGATGCACTGGAAGAGCATGTGGACAATCTAACGGAAGCTAATAAAAGCCGTGAGGCTGAAAATGCAGAGCTTATTGCTACCGTGGACAGTATCCTCACAGATGTATTGCCGGCACTACTCGGTGATGGCACAGAAGAAACTGATACAGAAAATACGGATACAAAATAAGAAAGGAAAAGAAAGGATGAATGATATGACAACATTTATTGCAAGCAGAATTATGGAAGAGGCTGACAGAAGCATTGAGGCGGGACAGAAAAAATACCGTGCATATTTTGTAAAAACGCGCTTATACAAGAGATGGAAAGACAATGTTGATACCATTTTAAAAACCGATGGTTACGATGAGGTCATCGTAGAAAATTAAGGAGCGTCGCGATGGGCAATATTATAGAATGCAAATTAGAATCGACTTACAAAGAAATATTCACCGGTCTCTGGCAGTATGATTATGGTCAGAAACTGCGAATTACTGGTGGGGACTTTCAGAAGCCGTAGAGATACAGTTTTCCTTAAATTGGTAAGAGCATTTAGAATCAGCATCGAGAACGGAGAAAACATTGAAGACATTGCAGTAGATTATCCAGCATTGACCACGGATGACTTGGAAGCAATTAAGGAAGCGCTGAATACTAATTAATGAGAGGTGATTATATGGAAATACGTGCAAGACCGAGAGGTCTTATTTTTATGCTATAGAAATAAGGAAAGGATACATATGATCAAGTTTTTATCAGAAAATTGGGCATTACTTTCGTTCGTGGTATCAGCTATTGCATACATATATTATCAAGTGATAGCTATGCGAAAAGGAATACGTGCACTACTTAGAGCGGATTTGATAAGGCTCTACAACAAGTATCACGACGATCACGGATATTGCCCGTTGTACGTCAAGCAGTCACTAGAAGATGAGTATAAGCAATACCACACACTGAAAGGGAATGGTGTAGGTACGCAAATGTATAATGCGCTCATGGCATTACCGACAGAACCACAACATGAAGGAGAGGAATAATTATGTTTGAAAATTGCGTATTTAAAGTATCGGTAGATACCAAAAAATGGATGAAGAAAGCAGGAATCAGAGCAGTCAAAACTGTAGCACAGACTGCAGTAGCAACGATCGGCACAGCAACAGCACTCGGGCAGGTGGATGCGAAACTTGTGATTTCGGCATCAATTTTGTCAGGGGTTCTGTCTTTGCTGACAAGTGTGGCCGGATTACCAGAATGTAACGCAGAGGGCGAATAATCGTCCTCTTATTATTTATGTGCGACGTCGCACAGGAAGGAGATTAATATGGAAGATAAAAAAAGCATGGAAGTAGCAACTGATCAGAACGAAGGTTATGAATTCGACGAAGGTATCGAGCCGACACCGGAAGAAATAGAAGCAGCCAAGAAGCTGGCGGAACAGGAGGTGTAATCATGGGAGTATATAATGTGCATGGTGGACACAATAGAATTGTACCGGGAGCAGGACACTATCTGGACGAAGTAACAGAAGACAGAAAAATCACAGCTGGCGTGATCGCATTGCTGCAGGCGTACGGACATACAGCTTATAACTGCACGGATGATGTTGGAAAAACAGTAGGAGCCAACCTTGCAAACATTGTAGCAAAGTGTAATGCTCATACTGCAGATCTGGATATTTCCATTCACCAGAATGCGGCCAAGGTGGATCCGGGAGATGGAAAAACCAAAGGCGTGGAAGTGTTCGTATACAGTACCAGTTCTAAGGCTTATGCTGCAGCCGGAAGAGTGTGTGCAAAACTGGCAGCACTCGGATTTACGAACAGGGGCGTTAAGATTAGCACTGGTCTGTATGTCCTGAGGCATACCAAATCACCTGCCATGCTGATCGAAGTTGGATTTGTTGATGATAAGGATGATGCAGATCTGTACAATAAGGTTGGTGTGAATGCCATCTGTAAAGCAATCACGGAGGGAATTCTGAACAGTTCGGTTGCATCCACACTGGCACAGACACCAACACAAGCGCCTAAGCCAGCATCAAAACCTGCAGCTAAACCGGCAACATCCAATCCATACAAAAACGGAAGCACCTACACCCTTAAGGCAGATGCTCTTAGAGTACGTACCGGAGCTGGAACAAACTACAGGGCAAAAACATATAAAGAACTCTCCGCCAATGCAAGAAAGAATGCCTACAGCAATGGCAACCTCAAGAAAGGCACAAGAGTAACCTGCATGGCAACTAAGATGATCGGAAACGATATTTGGATGCAGATTCCATCAGGCTGGATTGCTGCACGATATGGCGGTAAGACTTATGTAAGATAATCAAAATCGTCTTGTACTAACGGGCTAACTCCAAAACCAGTCACGAGAGAAAGGTCGATTCCTTCGTTGGCAAAATATCCCTTTTCGATTGCCACATACATCGGAGCATAGAAGATGGAGTGTGCTACTTCATTTAATGTAACAGGAGTCAGTTCCTGTTTTTTAGTACTTGTGGATTTTGAAGTTTTTGCTGTTTTGTCTGATGCGGATTCCGATTTGTCAGCAGATGTACATGCAAAAAGTGAAGTGACAGATAGTGTAAGGAGTAAAAGAAGTGCAGTGATACGCTTTTTCATAAGATCCTCCCAGTGAAATATATTCTATGGTTTATAGTATATTCGGAAAGAAGAAAACGGTGATGGAAAATCGAGAAAATATATCAATAGACAGGATTATTTCCCGCTATCGTAGAACCGGTAGCGAGAGAATTTACAGAGAAGTTTGTAAGTGTGCAGGAGAGATTCCATGCGACAGACCCGGATAAGCAGGCAAAACAGTTAGATGATTTCGCACAGCAGGGTATGGAGATGTTTGTGGAATATATGTATGAGCATTTCGAAGAGTTCAAACTTCTGGTAAATGGTTCCTATGGGACGAAATTCCAGAACTTTGTAGAACATCTGGTGGATATCGAGACAGAATATACATATAAGTTCATGGAAGCGACCGGACTTCATTTTAAAGGAGGAAAGCCGGTTACGAAAAACTTCATGCACATTATGAATAAGGCATTATTTGAAAGCTTTTTCGAAGTGGTAAGGCACGATATGTCCAAAGAAGAGGCTGAAGAATATGTGGTCATGCTGGAAAAATATCACAGCGCCGGATGGGACATTATATACAAAGAAGGCTGTGAATCATAGGTGTATCATTG